TAATCTCATACTTAAATTTAAAATACTATTTGTTAAAATATTATATTCAGATAATTTTTTATAATNTTCNANNTNTTTACCAGNNAANNTTAANANTTGATCATTTATAGNAATTNNAGTTNTACTATAGATTTTTTCTTTTAATGATAGAATACTATCTATTCCTCTTGTATTTATATTGATACTTTTTCCATTAAAGTCTCTTATAATGATACTCATATATATATATATATATATAAATTTTAATAATATTTAAACATAATTTATAAACATTCAAGTAAATTTTCAGTACTAATTCGATTTTTACTATTTAATGAATCTATTACTGTTCCTTCTAATACTAAATGATCAGTTAAATAATTGGGTGTTTCAATATTATAATATATAACTGGTTTTCCAATATTAATTTGTCTTACATCTTTATTATATTTGGATAATTGTTTAGGAGTAATCCAATGAAAATCTGTTTTTATTTTATGATCTTTAGATAAAAAAATATCTTTTTGAGGACATCCATAATAAATTGAATCTTTCGGAATTATATACGGAGCAGTATCTTTTGTTGTAAATTCAAAATCACCTCTATAATTGAGTACTTTAACTTCTTTATTTTCAGATGTTGTTATTAAATCACCATTATATATATTATCTATTAATTTATATCCATTTGGTGTTAATATTCTTTGTCCGGATACGATACATGCCGTTGTTGTATTAATAGTTAATAGAAAAGTAAATGTAAGTTGTCCTGCAGTACCACTAGAACTTGTAGCTTGCATAATTACAGTATATGGACTTCCAGATAGATCTCCACTAACAGGAGTTCCAGAAAGTACTAATTGATTACTAACTACACTTACGGTTAATGATGATGGACCATTCGATGTACTACCAGCGTAAACTACACATCCTGAAGCATTTACTGCTGTATATGTAAATGCAACTCCAACTGTTGCAGTTTTTCCATCAGTATTTGGCGAGCCTGATTGAAAAGGTCCTAGAGCGCCTCCCTTCAATCCTAAACTTAAATTTAAAATACTATTTCTTAAAATATTATATTCAAATAATTTTTTATAATTTTCTAAATATTTACCAGTAAAGGTTAATAACTGGTCATTTACTAAAATACCCGTTCTTTTTTGAATTTTTTCTTTGATAGACTGAATACTATCTATCCTTTTTGTATTTATATTAATAGTTTTTCCATGAAGGTCTTTTACAATTATATTCATTATATTTATATATAATAAAAAAAATTGAAATTTTAACTATATATTGACATACCATATAATTAATAAAACTACTCGTATAACATGGCTTCCTCTATCGACCTCCTCGAGTTGACGATTGCGAAGCTGACTGTAATTATAACTGGAATTAAGGAGAATATGGCCACGAATGAAATTGAAATTAAGCTGGTTCAAGCCGATCGCGTGTTTAGCAAGGCCATCAGCTCACTTAAAAAGGAGGGAGTAACTGCTCCCTGCAAGTGGCCCAAGAATTGCGACAAGCTAATTCAAGGCGATTCCGAGATTAACGGCGCCTGCACGCACAGCCACATGAAGGGTGAGCGCGAGGAGGCTCTCAAGTTTAAGAGCAAGAAGTTCATGAAGCCCAACAAGTCCGACGATGACGAGCATGCCGCGGAGCCGAAGCCCAACAAGTCCGACGATGGCGAGCATGCCGCGGAGTCGAAGCCCAAGAACAAGTCCAAGGAGAAGACTGTCGACTGCATCTACTTCGCGAAGGGCGAGTGCAAGAAGGGTGACAAGTGCACTTTCATCCACGACGAGAAGAAGCTCTTCGTCAAGACCAAGAAGACTGACGATGATGACTCCAAGCCCAAGTCCAAGAAGCCTACCGGCAAGACTTACGCGCGTGCGGCTGCTGGCGGGGGCGGAGGCGCCGCTGTACTCGAGGAGCTTAATTCTGACTCCGAGTAATTAAATTTGTTTTATAAATGCAATAAAAAATTGAAATTAAAAATTTTTACAAATTTAATATAAAAATAATATAATACTATAATATACAAGGAAATGTCAACCAACACCCAGATGATTGATCAACCGATTAAGAAAGATCAACTGGAAGAATGGGCATATGATATTCTTCGTAATATCCTCGGAGATAACGAGGAGAAGATTAACGAAGTTTTAAACAAGCTAGTAATTGAATTTGAATACATTGATCGTACTGCTACAATGAAGAAAGTGCAAATATTAGTTGAGGTATTTGCACGAAATGCAATGTATTAGAAAAATTGATATCTAAACTTCCTAATATTTTATTTATAAAATATTAAGAATCACCATGGATGAAATAACACACGAAATAATTTCTAACCTTGTCAAAAAATATATAGATTTTAAAGGTAGAGAATGTGTTGAAGCGTGTTCAAATATTAACCAAACAACAGATTGGAAACAGGTTCATTTTGCAATTTCAGAATTAAAAAATGCCGAAGAATACTATCGTAAAATACAAAATACAAATGACATAAACAAAATAATTAAAATTGGTCAAGAAGTTGCCAAAAAAATGGTAGTATCATAAATATTCCAAATACAGTTTTGCTAATTTTAGCAATCTTGCTTTCTCCTCACTTGATTTATTATCCCAATGATATGTATTTCTTGCCGTTGAATATATTTTTTTGAATATATCATAATGTTTATTTATTAAGTTATAATATAATGCATCCCATATATCATACCATTTATATTCATTTCCATCCTTCAATTTAACTACACTCTGATTCTTTCCATAGTTGCTCATTTTTTTAACATACGCACTACTAGACATGTATGGTTTTGACATCATGAATCCTCCATCTGCATACATTATCATTCCATATATATTTGGATACATAACCCATTGATATGAATCCATACTTACTAAAGATATATACCAATCAAATACATCATCCGGATCAACCATTGTTAAAAAAAAGAATTGACCCATAACCATTAATCTTTCAATATGATGTAAATATCCGATTTCATGAACCTTTTTAATACAATCATCTATTGGTGGAATACCAGTTGTTCCATCCCAAAATTTACGAGAAATTTTATTATTATGTTTTAAATAATTTTTTCCATTAAATTTATCAAAATGAAATTCATATAAATATCTCATACTTTGTTTCCATCCAATTACTTGACGTATATATCCTTCAAAAGAATTAATTGGTACCTTAGATTTAAGAGGTAATACAACATCTAATATATCTTGATCTGTCAATAATCCAATGTTTAAAAGTGGAGATAATCCAGAATGATATCCAAAGTTAATTGTCGAATGGATTGCATCTTCAAATTTACCAAATAATTTAAATCTCTTTTTAATAAAATCAATTAACCATTTATGTGCTCCTTCGTGATCAATTGGATAAATAAAATTATCTAAAGATCCCCAATTATCTTTAAAATGTTTTTCAACATATTTTTTTGCCTCACTAATATATGAGCCTGTTTGATTTCGTGGATTAAATACTTCTTTTTGATTATCAGGAAATGCTATTCTATTTTCATCATCATATGATAATTTATATTTAGAACCAATTGGTGTTAAAATTTCTAATATCTGTCTTTGCCATCTATAAAATGAAGAATCATGCATAAATTTCTTTCCAGAAGTCTTTTTATTATATTGTTCTAAATCTTCATATGCTGTTATAAATGCAGGAGTTTCTAATAAATCAATTGTGAACCCATGAGTATTAGATGCGGATCTTAACTTTTTCATCAAGTCGTGGTCAACTGGATCATAAAATAAAACATCACTATTTTTAGGAATATCTTTTAAATAATTATCATTAAAATCATAATATGAAACTTTATATTTTTTATGAATGTGATCATAATATTTTTTCATAGTTGCTCTGTGAAAAGCAAGTTTCAATTTATGGAATTTATATTTGGTAAAATATAATGGTTCTTCAATTATAAATACTTTATCTACTTCATCAAACGCAGATATATCTTTAAATAAATGAACAGGAAATACTAAAAATATTTTCATATATATTTATAAATAAATTAATTATGACAATTCTTCTATATTATCATTTGCTTCGTCAATCTCTCTATATCTGATAAAATAGTCTTGTAGAAAAGCAATTGTATTTTTCTTCTTGATCTTACAAAGTTTATCTATCAATAAAACTCTTTTTAGTTCGGAACAACTTTTATAAAAATCATTTACGATTTCTTCTATTTGTTGTTTTTCTGCATATCCAACTTCAAGAACCATATCTATTCTACCAGGACGTAACATACTCTTTGGTATTTTATCTAAATTATTCGTTGTAAAAAACATATAGCATCCACTAATACAATCATTTATACCTGATAAAGCATTTATAAAACCTGTGTAAGTTAATTTTCCACCATTCTTATGTTTTGGATCAGTATTAATTATGATATTTGATTGGGTTTCTTCAAATAATACACAGGTATCAAAGTCATCAAATAGATAGATCCGTGTTTTATCATCGTTCATATCATTAAAAATCAAATTAATATTTTCATCAGTAAATTGATTCAAATTAACAACAATTACATCAAAATCATAATTTGAAGCAATTGCTTTTATGATTGATGTTTTACCAGATCCCGGAGGGCCAACTAACAAATATCCTCTCTTGTAAGATATAGAATGTTCTTTATAAAAACCTTCCATATCTCTAAATTTTTCAATATCATCTAATAGTTTCTTCTTAATATCTGTCTTTAAATAAACAGTATTTAATTCTCTTTTAGGAATAGTTTTTTTTGTATATTCAAGATAATTATTATCATCTTTATATATTTTTGTATACTTAAGTAAGAGACGACTCTTATCACTCTTATCTCCAGAACCAATTTCTTTTTTAATATTTTTAAGAAATCTCATTATATAATCATTATTACAATACCACCAATTAAAATACATATAAAATGGTTTATTAAAATCATATTGGTTAGAAAGAGAGTGTACATCATATTCAATCATAACGGTAATACCTTCATATATTACTTTATATGTCATATAGGCAGGTGCTACACCATGATCATTACAACCTTTTTTATCTAAATACGTAACTTTTGATTTTTTCTTTATAAAAGTTAAGGTTTCAATCCAATCAAATGAATTTTGTGTATTTAACATATATATAGAGTTTTTCATACTTTCTTTTTTTTCCTTAATATGAATATTTTTTAAATATCCAATTAGTAAACTATACATCTTATTTCCACCTTCAACTTCAATTATAATATAATTCTTATTATGAATCCATTTACAAAATTGTGGAATATACAACGGTAATTTAACAAAAAATAAAAATACCAAAGATATAGAACCTATCAATGATGCTAAAATACTTGTTGATTGTAGTGCAATTTGAAATCCTAGAAATTTATCAAAATGTTTATTTCCGGTGATTGTTGTATTTGCCAAGAACCCAGTAATGTTCTCGCTTAGAGAATGTTGTAAAGAATAGAGATCCATCATATTATAATATATAGCATATTATAATAGGATTTTCATAAATCAATTTTTTTGGATTTAAAATTACAAAATTATATATTTATAAAGATAATGAATTTAGATTCAATTATAGAATTAAATAATGATGCATATTTTAAAATATATGCGAAACCATTAAGAAAATACGTTTTAAGTCAATCTACAAATGATACACAAAAATATAAAAATGTTATTGAATATTTTATATTACATAAAAATGAAGATTTAAACATTAGTCCTATCACAAAACCTTATATATCAGAAATAGATATAGTTGATAAATTTATGTTTGTAAATAATATTTCACCAAGAGAAAATCATTTTTCTTTAATCAATGATACAATTAATGAATTATCAATAAAGAATATGGATGAAGTTAAAAAAAGAATTAAATATATTCAAATTGTAATTGAAAGAATTTATAAATTAATTTTGAATGATAATAAATCAATTGAAAAAATATTAAAAGATAAACAAAGTTTGATTAGTAGTATTCAAATTATTACAATAGTTAAATTAAAAAAAGATCCTCTTCAATTATCCCAATTATTTAATTTATCAAAATCTGTTAATATTAATGATCATATAAAAAATTTATTAAATATATATGATAAAATTGATGAATTATTAAAGTATCCACAAAATATTTTAGAATATATTGAAGAATTAATTAGTGAATATGAAAATTTATTTGAAATGCTAGATGATTTTTTTTATAATAATATTCCTCAAATTATTCATCAATATGTCGAAGAAATAAATTTAATTTTAAACGAAGATAGATTGGATGATTTATCAGATATTTATGATTCAATTTTAGATGAAATTAAATCAAACAATAATGTTATTATTTTAACTGGACGTTTAAATGAATTAGAAAATAATAATATTGATATATTAAGTTCTTTAGATTCAATTAATTATTCAATTTCTAAGAAACCACTCCCTTCATATGGAGAATTAAATATACTTATAACAAAAAAAATTAAATTATTAGAAATATTTAAAAATACAAATAATGAAATATATACAATTAAATCATCATTACAATATATAAGTTTTGATTATACAATTGATACATTTAATATTGAAGAAATTAATTTTAATTTAAGTATTATCCAAAATTATTTTAAGAGTGAACATAAAATTGATGTTACATTCGATGATTTAATAATGTTCTTTTCGAATTGTCCAAATTCTAATATAAAAACGGATATGGATATTTTAGAAATTTTAGAAAATAAGGAATCATTTATAAAATTTGTTAAAAATTTAAAAATTATTCAAAAAGACATAATAAAGAAAAATAAAATGATACTTTTAGCATTATTTAATATAATACCGTCTGAAACATATAATGAATGGTTTTCTAGAATAAAAAAAAATGGATTATTAATAA